AACATCATCATCAAGGGCGACAAGCCAGGCGATGATCTGGTAATCCCCTTCAAACCCAACCGGGCACAGCGGCGCTTTATGAAGCGCATGCACCATCGGAATGTGATTCTGAAGGCGCGGCAGCTTGGGTTTTGTGTCGCGCCTGAGACGCGCGTATTGACTGCCGACCTGCGCTGGGTGCCAATCTCCGATCTTACTGAAGGGGCGGAACTTGTCGCTGTCGATGAACACCCTCCCGGCGGTCGCGGCAAGGCAAGACGCATGCGTACCGCGACCGTGCAAGCAGCCGCTCGCGTGCATCGCATGGCCTACCGAATTTCGTTTGATGATGGGAGGTCGGTCGTATGCACAGACCGTCACCCATGGCTGTCTAAAAAGGCTGGCGATCTAGCGGAGTGGCGCAGCTTGAGCGGGGAAGGTAACAGCGTCGTAGGTCGGCTGAAGGTTGGCACCAAAGTCAGGTGGGTAGCGAAGCCATGGGAAGCGCCGTCGTTCGAGGACGGGTGGATTGGTGGCATGATCGACGGAGAGGGCAGCATGGCGCTCCCGAATAGCTCTGGCGCAGAGGTGAATGTAAGTCAGGTGCAAGGCCCAGCATTCGCCAGGATGGAAATGTACCTGTCGATGCGTGGATACAGCTACCGCACAGAGAGCGACATGGCGGAGCGACCCAGCAAGTTCGGAAAGAGCGCTGTCGATAAGCTCTGCGTGAGCAGGATGGACGAAATCTTCCGCCTGATCGGGCAGACGCGCCCAATCCGCTTCTTGGGTAGAAAGTTTTGGGAGGGGAAAGAGCTTCCCGGCAAGCGCAACGGAGACGTTGGGTGGGCGGCGATCACCAACATCGAGCCGCTTGGCGAGCAGGAAATGATCGACCTGCAAACCTCGACCGGGACATATATCGCGGAGGGGTTCGTCTCCCACAACACGACGCTCATCGCTATCATCTGGCTGGATCACGCCCTGTGGGTGGCAAATAGCCGGTGCGGCATCATCGCGCAGGACAAGGACGCGGCCGAGATCATCTTCCGGGACAAGGTGAAGTTTGCCTACGAGAACCTGCCTGAATTGTTCAGGATGTGGGCGCCTCTTGCGAAGGATAGCGCGTCGGAGCTGATGTTCGCGCACAACAATAGCTCGGTCCGTGTGGCGACATCGATGCGCTCCGGCACGCTGCACCGGCTGCATGTGTCCGAATTCGGAAAGATATGCGCGAAGTACCCAGACAAAGCCAAGGAGGTGATGACCGGCTCGATACCGGCGGTGCCGACCAGTGGCGTGCTGGTCGTGGAGTCCACAGCCGAGGGGGCCGAGGGCGAGTTCTTCGATATGACGCAGCGCGCGATTGCGCAGGATGATCAGGGCGCGCCGCTCAACCCCAAGGATTACCGGCTGCACTTCTATGCGTGGTGGGATAACCCGGAATACACGATCAACCCGGAAGGCGTCATCATCACCGACCGGGACCATGAGTATTTCGACAGGATCGAGGCGACATGCGACATCATCATCCGGGCCGGGCAGCGCGCATGGTATGTGGCGACGCGCGACGCGGACTATCCGAACAACCCGGAGCGTATGTGGCAGGAGTACCCCAGCACGCAGGAAGAGGCGTTCCAGCAGTCAACCGAGGGATGCTGGTACGCGACGCAGATGGCCGTGATGCGCAAGGCTGGGCGGATATGTACCGTGCCAGAGGTTGACGCGCCGGTAAATACCTTTTGGGACATTGGCAATTCGGATGGTTGCGCGATCTGGTTCCATCAGCGTGTCGGGCTGGAGCATCGCTTCATCCGGTATTACGAGGAATTCGGGGAGGATCTGCGGCACTACGTCAAGATACTTCAGGACACCGGCTACATATTCGGCAAGCATTTCCTGCCGCACGATGCGGAACACAAGCGACTGAGTGACGACAACCGCTCCGTGAAGGAGATTCTGGAAGGGTTGGGCGTGCGCAACATCGAGATCGTGCCGAGGATCACGAACATCACGACCGGCATCGGGATGACGCGCGCGGCGTTTACGCAGTGCTGGATCGACGAAACGAACTGCAAGCAGGGCATCAAGCGCTTGGATAACTACCGAAAGCGGTGGAGTCCGCAGCAGGCTCGCTACCTCGACGAACCGGTGAATGATCACACCCAGACGGCAGGCCCGGACGCACTCAGGCAGTGGGCGCAGGCGCTCGACGGCGGCATGCTGAACATACATGCGGTGCGCAAGACAAAGACCAAGGCTAGGAGCTGGCGCACGGCTTGACATACGCCGAAAAACAAGTAGAAGGAAACAGCAATCAATAATTTTGGTTGCTATTATCCATGCCAGTCGAATTAGGTGGTCGCACAGCAAGGTTCATTCGGCGCAAGGGCGACATCTGCGCGTCCTTCCAGTATGTGAACGATGAGCCTGCAATGTGCCTGTTCCCGGCAATCAAGCGCATGACTTCCGGCGCTTTCATCATCTGCGAATCCGCAGCATACAAATACACCAACGAACGCTACCTGATGTTGCAGGCTATGAAGGCCTCAAGGGTGATGGGCATGGATGACACCAAGCACACCATCCTTCGCATCGCCGACTGCATCCTGCTCTGGCTGGACGACCTGCTGATGATGCCGCCCAAGCCGGAAGATATGGTCGAACACGCGGCACAGAAGGCACTTGCTGGCGAAGCCACCCTGTCTATCAACGGCCAATCCAAAACTTTTGAGGTCAACGGCTGATGGAGCGCATCGAGAATATCCAGACGAAGAAGGTCCACGACCCGGATTCCAGATACACCGAAGGCGGAGCCGTCGATCCGCATGAGGCACCCAAGCACAAGCTGGACAGCCCGGAGGTGCTTGATAAGCACAAGCGTCTGGAGGACTGGTTCGCGCAGGAGCGCAGCACGCAGGCGGAATCGCGCTTCCAGATGGCGCTGGACCACGACTTCTATGATGGCCTGCAATACTCCGAAGAGGATGCGCAAGAGCTGATGGAGCGCGGCCAAGCGCCGCTGGTTTACAACGAGGTGAAGCCGACAATAGATTGGGTTATCGGCACTGAACGACGCACCAAGTTCGACTACAACATCCTGCCACGCAGGGAAGAGGACGTGGGATTGTCATCGGTCAAGCGCGAGGTGATCAAGTACATCAGCGACATCAACCGCCTGACGTTCGAGCGCAGTGCGGCATTCAAAGAAAGCACTATCTCCGGCCTGTCATGGACCGAGACGGGTATCCGTGGCGACAACGACGATGATCCTGTCTATGCGCAGCAGGAGTCGTGGCGCAACGTCTGGTATGACAGCAACAGTCGCAAGCTGGACTATTCCGATGCGCGTTATCTGTTCCGCCGCCGCGTCGCCGATCTGGACGTGGCTATCGCCATGTACCAGGAACGAGAGAGATTGCTGCGCGAAGCGGCGCTGGATCAGGATACCTTCGTCAGCCAGTACGACGATTTCTTACTTGGGACGCCGCTCTCGCAGGGAGCGGGCGGCAAGACACCGATCAGTTCTTATGCACGGTATGGCGGCATCGGCTCAAACTCTGGCTCATCCAACCGCAAGATGCGTGTGGAGCTTATTGAGGCATGGGTGCGCACGCCGGTCAGGGTGCAGAAGCTGCGCGGCGATCTGTTCGATGGTGAGCAGTACGACAAGAACAACCCGGAGCATGTGGCAGCTGTCGGCGACGGGGTGGTGTCCACCTTTGACGCGCTTGAAATGCGCATGGAAGTCACGGTGTTTTGTTCTGCTGGCGTGCTGTTCGATGGCGTCAGCCCGTACAGGCACAACCGTTTCAGCCTGACGCCGATGTGGTGTTATCGCCGTGGCCGTGACAATTCGCCGTATGGTCTGGTCCGCAACATCCGAGATCCGCAGGAGGACCTGAACAAGCGCGCGTCGAAGGCGCTCTTCATTCTGTCCACCAATCGCGTCATTGCCGACGAAGGTGCGGTCGAAGATTTGGAGCTACTGCGCGAAGAGGCGGCTCGGCCGGACGGCATCATCATCAAGAAGTACGGCAAGGATCTGTCCATCGGGAATGACAATCAACTTGCCCACGACCACATGGCGCTCATGGACCGGGACGGCAACGCGATCCGCAATGCAGGGGGTGTCACCGACGAGAACCTTGGCCGTGGCAGCAATGCGCAGTCCGGCAAGGCGATTCTGGCGCGCCAAACACAGGGCAGTGTCGTTACCTCCGAGGTGTTCGATAACTACCTGCTGAACTTCCAACTGGACGGCGAGAACTTGCTGTCGCTGGCTGAACAATACTACGCGAAGCCGAAGGTGATCCGCATTGCCGGGAAGCGCGCGGGCAAGTTCGACTGGATCAAAGTCAACCAGCCGCAGGAAGATGGCTCATACCTGAACGACATCACACAAAGCAAGGCCGACTTCATCGTGGATGAGCAGGACTACCGCGAAAGCATGCGCCAAGCGATGTTCGAGCAGATGATGGAAATGGTCGGCAAGATGCCGCCGGAACTTGCGATAAAACTGCTTGATCTGGTGTTTGAGTTCTCTGACATCCAAGGCAAGGACGAGATTGTGAAGCGCATCCGCAAGCTGACCGGCGAGGGAGGAGACGACGAAGAGAAGTCGCCGGAACAGTTGCAGGCTGAACAGGCCGCAGCGCAGGAAGAACAGGCGCAGCAGGAATTGATTAAGCAGACAGCCGAGGCGCAACTGCAGATGCTGAAAGCCAAGGTCGCGCAACTTGAAGCGCAGTCCAAAAAGATAGATGCCGACAGCCTGACGCAGATGGTGACGGCGATGTACACAGCGATGCAGGCTGGCCAGATCATAGCGACGGTGCCCGGCGTGGGGCCTGTTGCCGATGCGATCCTGCAAGGTGCGGGCTATCAGGACCAGAACGGCCAAGACGCG